ACCTTCAGGTATATAACTCCCTAAAAGACCAGGTGCTAGTTGTTGCGAATCTTGCCAGCTATTTTTTATATCATAAGGCTTACCACTAAAAAATGGAAAAGCATATTTGAACTTAGTAGGTTTAGTTAAATACATTCCTAAATAAGACTGTAAATATGTAGATAGTATAGATTGATCTGCTCCTGAACTTATAAGAGAATTTACACCGCTTTTAAATGTTTCAAGAGCTCCTGAAACCGAACCACCAGCACCACTACCTAAAAATTTTGTTAGTAGATTTACTGAGTCAGTTGTAATAGAGCTATTAGTTATAGAATTTAAATAATACAATGCAGAAGAAATTAGAGAATTTTGCTCTTGTCTTAATTCTGTTGCATATAGATATGGTATTTTAAGCTTAGTTTTTGTTGTAGGAGAAGCTGTCCAGGCAAAATCGTTTATTACATCAATAATAGAATTAGATCCAGGTTTAAGTCGAACTTCAGCATCTGTATTAGTTACTTTGTAGTTAGCTGCACCGGTTAACCCTAACGAATTTAAAATACTGCTACCGGTACTACCTGCTAGAGTAGCGGAGTTTTGTTGAACATCAAAAGTTGCGTAGTAAGGTCCTTCTGCCATATTTTATTCTGTTACTAAGTTACTTGGTAAAAGCGTATAAGGATTAAACTGGTCTCTTATATCAAAGGTTTTATTAGGAATTTGTTGCATAGGTGCATTAGTATTTATAGACGTGCCACCTGTTGGTTTCATTACTAGTTGATTAAGTAGGTTAATCATAACGTCTTGACGCTTAATTTGCTCTTGCATTGCAGTTTTAGCGAAATTATGATACTCAGTAGTATCTGTAGTGAGATTTTTAATATTTGTATCAGAAACTGTATTAAGAGTCTTAACTATGAAGCTGCCTGTTATATCTTCTAAGTCTTTAGAACTTGTTCTTAGCTTTTCATGTGTATCTAATAAATTAATTAAAGCCCTATTAACCTGGTCAATTGATGTAACCAATCTCTCATCTCCAAAAACACCAAACATATTTAACTCTTTAGAGTCGGTTAGCTTGCCTAAATTGGTATTTTTTAAATTAGTTGTAGTTGAAATAAGGTTAGCTAGCGCTCTATTAACCTTATTTATAAGTCCCGTTCTTTCATCTGTAAACTCTTTGAATATATTAATATTTTCAGTGCTACGTAAGTTAGTTATACTACTATCTATTTTAGCTAAATCTGGTGATATTTTTTCAAATATAGGTTTGAGATCTAATTCTTGTAGTGATTTGGCTGTACCCATTAAGTTCCATAAAGACGCATTTACTTTATCTATAGCAGAAGCTTTAGCTGCATCTAAATCTGACAATATGTTTAAATCTCTATATTCGTTTAAGGTTTGTAAGGATTTAGATATAGATTCAATTTTAAGTGAAGCATCTCCTAAACTTACAAGTTCTTTTAATAAATTAATAGGTTTATTTGAGTCGCGAAGCTTTTCCATTGTACCTTTTAAATTCCACGCAGCTGAATTTAAATCTTTAAAAGACTTAGCAGTGCTATCAACATTTAGTAATTCAAATTTTAAATCTTTAAACTTATTTAATTCCTCTAACGCATCTGGCAATTTACTTATTTCCGGTGCTACAGCTCCTAGCTTTTCAAACTTCTCTAGCGGGCTATCAGCTCCAAATAGACTACCTAGACCAGAAAGTATATTCTCAAAAAAACCACCAGCACCAAATTTAGCTAACCCAGATCCAATATCAGCAAGTGCCGGACCTATTTCTTTTAATTTAGTTGTATCTACACCGTTAAGTTTCAGTATGGTATCGGCTAATTTATCAAAGAATCTAGAGATGCTATCAGATACACCATTAGCGATATTCACTATGGTATCTCCAGACTCTTTTATTATACCTTTTACTCCATCTAGAACACGAGTTACTCCCTCTGATAATGTATTAATTAAAGAGTTAACTCCTCCTGAAACGGAATCTATTACACCAGTTACTAGAATACCTATTTCCTCTATAATAGGGGGCATTTTTTCTAATATATTACCGTAAAAGTTACTAAATGCACCCATTATTTTTTCAATAGCGGGAGCTGCTATATCAGCAGCATGTGCAAAAGGAATAAGTGCTAGTCCTATAGCTCCAATAGCTAGAGCTCCTAAAAGTAGCTTAGGAGCAAAGACTCCAGCTATACCTCCAAGAACACCAAAACCAGCAACAGTAGCAAGACCAATTTTTAGTGTATCCCAGCTTAAATCTGTAAACGGCTTTAGCCCTTTTTCACCCAATAGCCATAAGGCTCCAGATAAAAGAGCTAAACCTGCTGCTCCTTTAGTTAACGTACCTAGACCTATCATGCCAAATACTGTACCTATGACTCCTAAGCCACCTATAGCTACACCCGCTTTCTCTATAGTATCCCAGTCTATACTCTCGTAAAGCGGTAGTACTTTAGATAACGCGAATAGGGCGCCTGTTAAAAGGGTGAGTCCAAGAGCTCCTTTGAACATTTTACCTATTCCAATTGCTCCTAGCACAGTGCCTATAACACCTAAGCCGCCTAGAGCAGCTCCAGCTTTACCAATAGTGTCCCAGCTTATAGCCTCAAAATCAGGTAACACCTTATTTATTAAATAAAGAGAACCTGCCATTAAGGCTATACCTAATGCAGCTTTCGGTAAGACTGAAACTAACTTAGTTAATGCTAAAATTAACGCTGCTCCTACTAACCCTCCTACACCTAAAGCTATTACATTCCATGCATCCCAGTCCATATCTATAAACGCTTTGAATTTTTCAGATAAAAACCCTAATACATCTCCAAATTTAGTTAATATTTTTTGTACTGCCTCATTATCTTTAAAAGCCAGCAACAAGCCTGCTATAACAGCTGCTGCTATTCCAGCCTTTTTCAAAAAGCTAGCTAATCCGCTAGATTCTTCCGCTTTAGCAGCACTTCTAACACTCTGTACTTTATCTTTTATAGCTTCGGTACCTTTTACATTTCCCGTACCTACATTGCGTCTAGCTTCAGGCTCTGCAAACGCGCCTATTTTTAAAATCTTACCAAATCTCTTGGCTATCTTATCAACCCTACTTTCCTCTTCTGGTGATAGATCTCCTCCTCTAGTTTTATCCCTTACAACAGAACTATGCGTATCATCAACTCCTCTCGAGTCGCTCTTACTTACTAGACTTGCAATAAAGTCTCCAATAGAGGAAGTACTATCTTTCTTATCTGCCACACATATATTTATTCACCTGTCAGGAAGCCAGCATCAATACTTAGCTTAGTACCGTCGTTAAAGGTGTAGAACTCTTGCTCTTGCTCTTTGTACTTAGCTATAAAGTCTAATACCATATTATTAAGCTTGATAGGTAAATTTTCTACAATAGTCTTTTTATCATATGTATTGAGCTCGCTAAACTCTAATACTGAATCTTGCAACTCTATAGTCTTAATAAACTTCATTAATTCATATACGAGCAAGACATTAATAGAATTTCCTACTTTATTATCCTCTGTAGAGAACTTAGAAATCTCTACTACACTCTTTTCAGTAATTTTTGAATCTACTTCCAAAGTGGGTATTTCAGCAACAACTTTTATACCGTTATATTCAAACTCCTTTGTTTCTTCAGGGCTAAATGAATATACCGGTAAAGAATCGAGAGAATAGGAAGTATTATTAATTGTAACATTGTTACCTAAAACTGCTCTGCGCGTATCTACAAGAATTTTGTTTCTATCATATAGCTTAAAATTAATCTCCTTTAAGCTATTTTCTTTTACAATATCGTTAAAAACCTTAGAAATTAAAACACTACCTTCTACCCCATCAACTACAGTTTTAATTATATCTCTATGCTGTTTAACAGAAAGAACTCTAAAAGATGCGGTCTTCTTTTGTGAAGGTATAAAAGCGTCAATACTTTCCTTTTCATTTAATTGCTTAAGGTCATCTATAAAAGACTTAATATTACTCATGCTGATATTTACTCGTTCCTCTTATTTTTCAACTCTTTGTTTTGTTCCTCAATATCCTTATTATAAATATTAACTAAAACCTTAGAATCTAATGGCGTTAGGTTAAAGAACGCTTCTGCTCCTATACTTAGCCTATTACCAAAAATATAAATTAGCTCTAAAAAGTTTTTAAGACCCGTTGAAAATAATGACATTACAAATCCCATAAATTCGTTAGATATAATGTTAGTATTAATTTCTTCTATATTGAACTGATCGTTTTTTTCAATTATAACAAAATTTTGTAACTCATTAGAAATTTGAGTTATATATCTGTTTATAGGTAAAAACAGTGTATTAGGAAGATATGCTAGAACCTCTTCGCGTTCTATATCGTTAAGTTTGGAGAAGATTATGTTATTATCTTTAAATTTTATTGCTTTAATAACGCTACTATATATATCATTCAGCGATCTGAAATATAATTTATCTGGTAATCCTAGCGTAAGTGTAAAGCCTCCTTCTGATAATTGTATATCTAAATCCTTTTCTAATAAGTCGATTTTCTCTAGTATATTATTAATACTAAATTTAATAGGAGATCCTATACTATCGCTAAATGCTATATCTGGATCAATAAACAGCATCCGCACAGCTAATAATAGGTAGAACTTATCTATAATATTGAGAGATCTTAATTCGTCTTTAAAAAACAAATCATTAAATAGTTCATCTAACCCTTCAAGATCTCTGTTCTCGCAGAATTTTAAAATGGTAAAATAGTCTTTGTTTTTTAATTCTTCAATTTTAACAGTCTTACCACTAGGTAATTGTAATTTTATACTAAACTCCATTATTAATAGGTATGTTATTCTTATCTATAGTTATATATTTAGTAAATGCAAATGATACAGTTTTATTAATATCATTAAATCCGAGATCACCATAGCTCAAAGAATCACCTTCCATTTGAAAGGGTACTACATCATAAAATTCATATATCTTCCTAATACGTGGAGCTGCTCTACCTTTACTAAATACATCTCTATAAGTAGAATAATCTCTACTATACAAGACTAATTGAATGTTGCATTTTAAATCTTCAGGATCGTTTGGTCCTAGCTCTATAAGACCTTTATAAGAATTAGCAATAATCCAAGGTCTAAAAAAGTAATCAAAAATATCTATATTAGTTTCGAGGAAGGTTATGTCTAATTTATTCGAGCCACCATACCCAGCTCTATTACCAGCGTACGGAACTGAAAGAAAACCACCCGCTCCATCTATTTCTGTGTTGTTAATATTAAAAGTATCGCTTGGCAGTGCGACATTTTGCGCTAAGAAACAACCAAAATTACCATACGGGTCTGTTACTTCATCTAAACATTTTGTATTAACGGGCCAGTGACTATTAGATATTGTTTCATAATTATGAATTACTTTATCTATATTTTTACCGAGGTTAGTTAAGGACCCTTGATTTCTTGGGTATATGAAAATACTCCAAAGAAATTTAAGAGGTATATCATAACGCCAATCGTTATGAAGCTTTAACCTGCGGTAAAACGGTCCGTTATCAAACTGTGCCACTTAATTATTTATTAAGCTGTACGTGGATCAATATAGTAGTGGTAAGCAATAGTAGCTGTAACCTCTACTGTCTGACCAGTACCAGAAGCAATTGAATAAGCAATATCATTTATATTTCTTACTGAGGCACCAATTAGCTTAAAGGTTCCGTTTTCAATTGGCTCGAGAGACTTGTCTAACTGAACTAGAGTGAGGAAGTAATCATCATCTGGTGTACCGTAGCCGCCTATAGAAGTGCTATCATCAAACAGTCCTCTAGATGCAGTTTCAAAGTATGTACGAATTTTACTAGCAGCATCCAAATAGAATGTTAAGCTATAGCCATCTGAACCTGGGTAAGTTGCATTACCAGGAACGTTAAAGTTAAGACCCATGTAGGGAACAGGTACATTTGTTATGCTTCTACCAGGTAAATTAGCTGCTTTTGCATATACTAACTCAGTCTCAGGCATAGTACCAGCACCTGGGAGATTCATACTTTGCACTCTGAAAAGAAAGTCTCTTGAGAAGTCTCTATCAGCTGCGGTTCTATAAAAACTTTGAATTGTTTGATTTACTGCCATATCATTATTTATTCTTTTCAAGCAAAAACCGCGGTATTTTGTACCGCGGTTTTGCTAATTTTATTAGTACGGTCTAATTAACCTCCAACTAACTCTTGGAAGTTAGTATCTGTTCTAGTAGCGTAGAAGTTAACAAGAATGAACTCAGCAGTTCTAACTGGCTTGAGATATATATCAACTACAAGCTCGTTATTATCGATAACTTCTGGTGTATTGTTACGCTCGTCGCAAACGATGAGGTAATCATATAGACCATCAGCACCTTTAACTCTTTCAAAGAACGGGGTAAGTGTGTTAAGTACTCTTGTTCTTGTGAATAAGGTGTTATTCTCGAATAAGAAGAACTTCATTACTTGCTTAGTTACTTTCTCAAGATATAAGAATGTTCTTCTTACGTTAACTCTATCGAACGCACTTGGCTTCTTAAGCAATGTCTTTTGACCGAACAATACCAATCCTTGATCTGGGAATCTAGTGATTGGGTTGAGATTTACCTTGTATAGTTCATCGCGCTGTCTTTGGTTAGGAGCAAACGCCACGTCAATTGCATCTGTTACGATACCTCTGTTAAATCCAGCAGGTGCAGCCCATGGACCGACGTCTGAGTCAGTTGAAGCAATCTTAGCCGCTACAAATCCGGACGAAGGTACGAATATGTAAAGACCGCTATAATCATCGTACATTTTGAAGTAGTTAGCAAACACTGTAGCGTATGATGTATTGATACCCTCGAATTGATGTCTAAGTGCCCAGTAGACATCTAATGAGAAATTCTTAGTAGGGTTATCAAGGACTTTCGAATCTTTACCAGTTACAAGGATCTGTCTGATTGGATCTGCTACGAAGAGAACATCACCTCTACCACCATCCTTAAGAGGACCGCAGAATGTTACAAATTGACTTGCAATTGTTGTGTAATAATCTCTTGCTTTAGTTGCATCACCTGTAAGCTCGTTAGAAGTTCTAAGTGCATCAATAACCGAGCTTGATTTAGTATCATCGAAGTAATTCGAATTAGTTGCACATACAGTAGTCCAGATTGTACCTAAACCACCTTCAGCAATTACATCAATATCAAATACTTCATCGTTACGTATTCTATCAAGAGCTCTTGTAACCTTAGCTGGTAAGTTACCGATGTCTTTCTGCGTTAATTTAGCTTCACCATATGCACCTAGTGGGTATAGTGAATCTGCTTTAGTAGCTTGAGCTGTTATAGTTTGGTATTCAGAATAAGTACAGCCTACGATATATGGAGCTGTGTTAGTGTTAGCAGATAGGTAATTACCTAATTGCGTGGTTATAACTCTTACCTTCTTCTTAGGTGTGCCATCTGAGTTGAGCTGTATACCAGTAAATTGATCTGATACATACGGGTTAACTAATATATCAACGTTTCTAGATGTATTTTCTACATTTTCTAAGAAGAAGCTAATAGCTTGACCGCCGTTTTCGCTGTTAATTTGTCTACTATAACCGATAGAGCCGTTGTAGCCTTCTTCAAGTAAGTAGTCAAGTTGATTTACATCAGTGCCGAAAACAGACTGTCTTAGTTTAAATACACCTACGTTTAATGCATCATCAAATCCTCTAGTTGAAGTATCAAATCCTGTGATTTTCTCTTCCATTACTTGCGATATCGAGTTTATAGCAGGATTGCTACCAAACGCTGGTGTAGCAGTTAATGCAAAGGCAAATCTACTAGCAGGAACTTTAACATAGTTAGTAAGACCTGTAGAAGCGGCTGATTGAGTTACTGTTTTAACATCTAGGATAGCGTCGTAGTTGCTAGCAGGGTTAATATTAGTGTTATCTGATATACCTACATAGTAGCCATTAAACTTACCGTCAATTACTGTTTGACCTTTATTAATAATTACAAGCGCTGCAGACGCAGTCGCTTCTAGACTGGTAAAGGATGTAGAAGCATTAGGTGACCACTCACTAAATGTAGTACCACCTATATATTCGAGATATTCTTCTTCGTTAATGTTAAACTGTGTTGGTTGACCTAAGAAGTAAGTACCTTCATTAATATTGAGCTTATTAGTCACTCCTGATGTACCTGCAGGCGTCAGTCTGCTGTTTGTAGTATTTAAGAAAACAACTGGATCGCTGAATCCTGGCACTGCTGATCCTGTAACACTTCCAGTAAACGTGCTCACAGTACCTGTATTAAACGCCAACGATACAATATTATCGTTTGATGTTACTGTTACATCGTAGCCTAAAGTACTTAATGATAATGAGTTAGAAATAATAGTCGCGAGATCTACTACTGATGTGGTTGAAGTAGATACAGGAACTGTATACGTAGAAGAACTGCTTGAAGATAGAAGCGCATTAGCACCGTATAGTGGAGCAGCACCATTAATTGAAAAGTTTACAGTCTTTTGCGCAAGGTTAGGTAGTATGAAGCTGAACTCTGCACCGGATAGTTGATTTGAAAATCCAGAACCACTATCGCCAAAATTTAATTCAATATCAAACCCATCGACTGTTGTTTGTGATGAAAGAGCACCAACTGCAACAGCTGGATAAGCTAATACAGAATATCTTGATCCGAAACCTTCACCTGAACCAGTACCGTATGGAATTCTATTAACTTTTAGTCTTGCTGTTGAGTTTAATGCTGACTTAACAGTGTGATAGAAATATCTTTCTGCTGGTGATTTTGGAGTTCCGTAGATAAGTTCAAATTCTGTAAGAGAAGAGATATCTACTACCTCATCGATCGGTCCCTGATCAGCATAACCGGCAACATATACATTTGTGCCGGCAGCTTGGGGTACTCTTAACGATAGGTCTCTCTCTCTAATTTCGACACCTGGTGAATTAATTGTTCGTTTAGCCATGTAATTATTTATGGCTTTTTGGAATACTTTTTAACTTAAAAGATCGGCGTGAAGCTGAGAATATACAAAAGTAAAAGAAGACTCTATTTCTCCGGACTCTCTATAATTAAAATTTAGACCTCCTAAGTCAGTAGGAAAAGCTTTTGTATAGGTAAATTTAATACGCTCATTATCAAATTCATCTAAACCGTATATTGTTATATCAGTTTGATAGTCTTTAAATATATCGTTACTTATTAGATTGTCAGCATCAAACACACCCTCGTATTCATCGTGAAGTAGGTTTATCCATTTATATATAACCCAATAGTTATTATATTCGTTGTCTATAGTAAAGTTTACTGTTACAGGAGGGTAGGAGTTTTTACTATGAGTAGAATTATATAGTGTACTTCCAGAATATCTAATCTCTAGAGCTGGAACAGTTATTGTAGGTACAACAACTCCATAAATAGAAAACTGCATTGTTTCTTGAATAATAGTGGAGCTAGCTCTACCACTTTGCTTGTTTATTTTGTTAAGTGCGCTAGGTACTTGAAAAACAAGCTTAAACTTATCTACTCTAGATTTGTTTAGTATTGATTGTTGATAGTGATTAACCATATGGAGTCCAGCCTTCTTGTTGTAGGTATTCTATTTCTGCTACTTGCTCAGAGTCACCCATCCCGAATACAACAGGTGTCATGTAAGTGTTATTTAGTCCTACTACCTCGAAATCATTATATATAGAGGTAGGGTCTTCAAACATAGCAACACCAAAATCCATAGGCTCTATAAAGCTAGGCTTTCCATGATCATCTAATTCTATTATTTCAAAATATCTTTCAGTTAACTCTTTTTCTAAAATAAACAATGCATAGAGTAACGACATTACTCTATCATCATGATAACCTCCTTTAGCTTTCCAGGTACCGTTAGGATACCTTACAAAATCTTTAAGCTCTTTAAGGGTGTCTATATCTCTTATAGTAACAGATCTCATCTCATTTATAAAGTAGCGCATATTCATAACTCCTTTATATTTGGTGTTTGTATGTGCTATCATACCCATTTGAGGTTTTGCTCTATTTGCAACTTTTGCACCATATGACACTACCTTCTCGTAACCCATATCAAAAGCCAATCTATCAACTACCTGCGCACCGCAATTATTTCTTTCTATTAAGGCTAAAGGTGATCCCCAGTTCTTAAGTATAGTGTATACTTTATTAGCAAACTCCAGAGGTGGTATATGTCTATTATGATAGGTTGCTACTTGTTTTATATCTTTTAGATCTGTTATATCTAAAATCTGCATAACTGAAGCATCGATACCAACACCTTCAGATATATCAACTCCCGCAACATAAACTCTAGAGGAATCAGGCTCCTCCCATATTTTATAATTACCTTCGTCTAATAGTATTTTAGGTTCCGTACATTGCTGTGACATCTCTAAGAAAAGAGCTTCATCAATAGACGATTCACCTGAAGATAAGAATTGACATTCAAATTCCTGAAGCCAAGCTTCTATAGAACCAATTGCCTGTCTAGTGTTAGCAGCCCATTTTTCATCTCTACCTG